CACTGGCGGATGCTTTTAGCTTGGTTCTTACGCTTTCGCTCATGTTGTAACCGCTTTCTTAATCCTACATGCGATATGTATCTACCGCTATTTGTACTCAGCCAGTTAGCTACTTCACGATAGCTATATTGATTTGTATACGCTCTGGCCTTTTCAAGCAAATCCAACTCAGTTGGAATGGGGTCAAGAATGTCGGGGTCTTCTTCATTTTGCTTGTAACCAAATGGTACAGTACGTGCAATGCGTGGTATCTGTACCCATTCGTTCTGTTCTTTAATGTCGGTTGGCTGTGGAAGTTTCCACTGTCCTGCTGTTCTAGTCATCTTCACTAGGTGCTTTAGCTGGCATAAGCATAACACCACCTGCTGCTTCTACTTGCACCTTCTCTGTTTTAATTAAACCTGTACGGTCTAGCAGTTCTTTTGCTGCTGCCATCTTATCACGGATACCAAGTTCAGTTGGGTCGTACAGTGCGCCTGTTACTGCCATTGCAGCTTTAGGTGCATTACGTGCCATGTACATCTGCGTTGCTTCTAGTATCTCTTCCTTGAGACCTTTTACAATTGCAGTTGTGGCAGTGGTCTCTGAATACCCTGCCAGTTTCTTAGCGGCAACTACGTCACCGCCAGCCTCTTCAAAGAGGACTTCCAGAAACTTCTGTTGTCTTTCGTTTAGTTCTCTAGCCATTAGTCTAACAACTTTTTAAGTTTATCTATTACTTTAAATCCTAAAAACTTATCCTTATTTGTATACTTTTTTGCATAGTTAGCTTTTAGCCTTGCGGGTGCATTATCAGGATAAGGTTTTGGTTTTGCCCCAGAAGGTTTGTCTTCTTTCTTTTTAGTAAATCCTATTTGTTGTGCTAATGAATCGCCCATTACTTCAACTCCCCATGATGCATAGCATGTGCTAACTTATGGCTGCGTCCTTTTACCTGCACAGCCCAACGGCTGTCTAACATCTCACGTGATGCAGTAGGAAAGTCTCCCTCATGCACAGCAGCCCACATTTTTTTAAACTTGTTTAACCTTGGCACACCCATATTAAATGCCATGTCTACAAGTACAAGCTGACGTACAGCGTCTAAATCTGCCACGCAAGGGTGCGCTTTCAACAGTTCTTCTTCGACTATCTGCACGTCATTCTCTAATAGATATGCAGCGTCAGCTTCAGTGATACCATGCTCATACACTGCTTCTATGTTTGGGATATCCAAAGTATCCAGTTCTTCTTTGGTAATGCCTCTGTCTTCAAGATTTCTGCCCACACCTATTGTGTCAATACCAAGTGTATCCTGATAGACCTGAAGACGCAAACCCTCACTTTGGACAAGCTGTTTAATTAAATGTGTGCGAATGTATTTCATTTACCGCCTCTGGATTCTCTTCCCAAGTATATGCCATACACACCTGTCATAACACCCATTATAACAGATACAAAGGCTGACTGCTGTGTTGTTGGGTCTTCTAAATTCATAAACCATTCTGCACAACGCCACGACATTGCAACAGAGGCAATCATAGTTAGCTTGGCTGTAACATTAAATTGCAGCCATCGTTTCCACCAATCAACCATTATTTATTAAATACCTTGTGTTCCACGTCTTATTCTTCTACGACCCATTCCACTACTTATACGTCTGCCTAGATTTCTACCCCTACTACCTCTAGACCTCGCTTGTGCTGCTCTTCTTTGTGCAGCTAACCTCGCACGTTGTTGTGCAGTCAATCTTCGTGTTGGTCTAGCTGGACGACCTCTTGTTTTACGGAATTGCTCCATTGCCTTTTTAAATCTTGCCATTTGTTCTGGTGTGCGTTGTCCGGGTCTAACAGTTCTACCACCACCTGCACGTCTACGTTTGGCTAGTTCCATTTGACGTTTTAATGCTGCCAATTGACGTGGTGACATTGTTGTTTGTCTTACTCTAGTAGGTAGTGGTCGTTTAGGACCATCACCCGTGCGAGTAGGTCTACGTCTACGTGTTATTGGAGTAAGTGGTGGTCTCTTAGGACCATCACCTGTACGAATACGCCTACGTCTACGTGTTGTTGCAGCAGGTGCAGGTCTCTTAGGACCGTCACCTGTGCGAGTAGGTTTATTTCTTACTGGACCTCTGCCCATTCCTCTTCTAGCTGGGTCTCCTGTTCTATTTGGTCTGCGTATCATAACTATTTTCCCTTTCCGAAAAATTTAGTTGCGCTGCGTACACCAAATGAAGCAGCTACAATTACACCAAGACTATATTGATACCATTCTGGCATTTTATTAAGTTGTTCAAATCCATTTTGTACCACGCCCTCCATGCCCGGTATAAAGGCTAATATTAATGGTATGCTAAACAAAATTACCAGCCACTCGTCTTTCCAACTTGAGGACGAAGCACGGGCCATTTCTAAATCCCAATCAATTTCACCTGTAGCTTTTTTCTGCATTACTACAGCTTCTGCTTGAGCCTTTGCTACTTTTGTAGCTGACTGTGCTTTCTTTTCTTCTACCTTGCCCTCAAGCCACGTAGAAGCAATATTACTTATCGGTCCTATCAATGCTGCCAGCATTATGCACCTCTTCTAAATTTAGCGGTTTTCTTTGATATCTTTTTAGGCTGTCTGACGAACTGCTTACCAGCACGAGTTCCTTTTCTTTTAGCACGGGTTGTTGCAGCGTACTCTTGCGGTGATAACGCCTTGATAGCTGCTGTCGGTAAATACCGTTCACCAGTTTCACTCGATGGTTTCCCACTTTTGGTTCTCCACTTTTGCTTACCCCAATCTTTTAAACTCTTTTGTGGTCCTTTAAGTGCCATTATAAACCTTTCAGATAAAATGCCCATGCAACTAAAATAGCAAAACCAAATAAACCTATTATGCCAAGTACAGCTATTGTGCTTATCTCAATCCATTTTTGCATTTTACGTCTACGTGCCTCCGCTGCAGCTAGTCTATCCTTACGTGCCTGTGCTTGAAACTTTATCCAATCAAACCAAAGTCCGGGTCTACCTGTATATATCATAAGCTGCTTTAGTTCTTCTTCTTGCTGCTTTAACTTTTCAAGATGCATGAACTCTTCTAAGTCTGCACCACCAGCACCCCGCCTTTTCTTTTCACCTTTTCTGCGTAAATCTTCTGTAGCATTTACATACTTACCTACTTGTGAAGCAACATCAGCAATTTCTTTACCGTTTTTAATCGCTGTCTTGATGGCGGCAAATGCTGCATTAGCTGCAAGTATTTCTGCTAACATTTGCTACTCCACAATTTTTACGATATAAGTTTTACCGTCTGGTCCTTTGTCTATTTCAACTGTTTTATTTTCGCAAGAGTATCGCACAGTTCCTGTATCTTTATACAGATTTCTTTCTATTGTACGTTTTGCTTTTAAGCATTTAGATATTTGCTCAAATGGCGTATGCTCTGCAACATGCCCTGAAAGATATAATATTAATGTTATTGTTTCAGTGACCATTTGTCATTTTCTCAAGACGGGCTTCTATAGCACTAATACGCTTTTCATAAAACTCTAGTGTTAGTTTTTGTTGTTGGTCATGAGGCGCACGACCTTCATCTATCTGCGCTGCTAACTTTTCTAATTGGTCAGATAAATGCTCTATTAGCATGTACTGCTCAGAGTCCATAGGGAGGCTCCCCATCTCTCCTCTCGGCCACTTTATTCTGAACTCTGTGTTGTGGTCTACATTAGACTTCATCATAGCGATGTTAGTCTCTATAGTATTAAGACGTTCTATAATACCAAAGTATGCCCACGTTGCAAGTGATGCTGCAGCAACCATACTTATAATGTTGCGAAGAGGTAACGCAACCTCTGTATTTTCGTTTAGTTTTGCAGCCATTAGCTTCTATAGCCACCACCTGCCCTTTTATAAGCTAAAGCGGTCATTTGCGCTTTTCTTGCACTCCACTGACCGGGCCTACCGCCTTTTGAGCCAGCTTTAATTCGATTAAATATACGTTTTCTCAAAGCAGGTTTAGTATAGTTTCCAGCTTGATTTACTCTACTCTTTGGTCTTTTAGGTGCTTTGCGTATCATGTTAATTACCTATTTGGGTTATAAAACTCTTCAAGAGATATAAGTGCAGATATTGTTCCTGCTGTTTCAGCTTTTAAAAATATTTTATCACCAGTATTAAGATTTATAAAATTACCATCAACTATATTATTATAACCATTAGCAGCTATAGAATAATCCTCTGCTATAAAATAATAAGAAGAGGTGGAAGCATCATAGTATTGCACTGTCACTTTTTTTGCGGCAGAATTATTGTTACTAACACTTAAATGTCTTACTATAGATGAATAGTTATTAGGAACTGTGTATAAAACAGTTGCACCTGTTCCCGGTGAAATACCTACAGTTTTAAATTTTGAACTTTCTGTGACTCTAGGCATCAGTCATTCCAATCTAATACCCGTCTATGCAGTTTCCAAAACCAATTGCCTACAGAAGTAAAAGGCTTGCCCATATTGAGCAAAGCCAATCCAAGGTGTCTAACCAAAGTACGTTTTAGTTTTGTTACGTTTATTAACATTCTTTTTATGTACTCCGGGTCTACGTTTAGGTCTTTTCTTTTCTAGTTTATCTGTAGCGTAGAATTTAGCCATCTCTACTATCCCAATACGGTATTCCGTAGTCGTGAAGTATTTCTTCTCCAGCCTTTATATTTTTTGTAGCAAAGAATGTAATATACTCTTGATTATCATCATCTATAGTCCACTCTGCATTTGGAGCATCACTATGATTATATATCATTCCTAAACCTAGAGGTATTAAAAAATCTTCGTCATCTTCATATGGAGAATAAAACATGTAGTTATGTAGTATACACGTATCTGAAAAGTCATCTTTGTCAGCGACCAGATAAGGACACAACTCAATTACATCATCTTGAGAAATATCCTTATCTGTAAACACGCCTAGTCCATGTATGCTAGAATTAGCAACGTATATCATTACTTCTTCTTTTTAGCCATTCCACCACGCATCATTTTTTTCTTTTTGGACATCTTAGCCATGCCACCGCCCATCATTTTCTTTTTCATCATGCCACCACCACGCATACGCTTGGTCATGCCACCGCCACGCATTTTTTTCTTAGCCATTTTAGCTTTGCCATGCATTGCCATTTCTTAGTCTCCTTCTGTCAACTACCAGTGACTCATATGTATCTTTAGGAAAGTGCTGGTAGTATCCAGACTTTTCCAAACTAAGTGAAGCATCATCAAGTAATGATAACCTCTGTACAAAGACCATGCAATAAACTAACTCATCGTCTGTTACATCATCTTCAGTTAAAAAATCCAGACCCGCTTCTCTCGCATCATAATCTGGATGAAACACCATCAGGTGCATATCTTGACCGACAACAGACATGGCTTCATTTACGCCATCACACCATCCATCAAGATATTCCATATCGAGCAAATATTCAGATGCCCAAATAACTATATCATACTTGTGATTGTCAAAGTCAGCAACTTCTTTTGTGAGACCATCTAATCCAGTATTGATACTAAACTTAACTTGGTCTTGAAGCCATGCTTGTTTTGCATACGGACATGGGGGTAATCCGTTTAGCATTTTATTTGGAACTTCAAGAAAGTCGTGCGACCACTTACGAATGTCAGCTTCTACGGGATGCACGTGTCTTCTTCTTTTGCGCTTCTATAAAACGTCTGTACACATTAGCTGCTGCTATTTTACCTGCAACTCTAGCCCGTTGCTCCATAGCTATAGCAGCCTGTGTCTTGTGATTGTGACTTCTGTTAGATGCTTTTATCCTGCGTACAGATGCTTCTGCATCTTTTACGGTAGCAAACTTCAGACCCTTGATTGTACCCTTTGGGTCTTCGTCTGTGTACAGGTCACTATGCTTTTTAGACTTTGCTGGCTGGCCTTTTTTTCTTGGTATTCTTTTTTGCGACACTTGGCAATAGTCCTTTATTTACTGCTCTAGCACGTTCACTAAAGCCTAGCTTCTGACCTGAACGTATCTTACGTTTTATAGTGGATACTCTAGCTACCATTATGATTTAGGGTCAAAGCCCATTTTCATTTGTACAGAATCAGGTAGGTTTCTAACACCTTTACCTTTTGGTCCTGTAGGCATTGGCTTTAAGTTATCTGTAACAGACCCACCGCCAGCATACATGTGCTGTCTTTTATTAGCCATGCCGCCCTTCATCATCTTGGCTTTGCCTTTACCTTTTGGTATTTCTATCATGCCTACGCTAATAGAAATAGCTGGCACTTTCTTTCTTCCTTTCTTGGGAGTGTCTCCACCCTGAGACATGTTTGTTACATTTTCAAACATCTCACGTCTAATAGCACCATAGGTATCAGGATATTTTTCACGAAGGTTTCGTTGCACTTGACCTGCTTGTTTTATTTGGTCAGGTGTAGCATTAGGGTCTTGAGATACCCTAACCGCTTCCTGAAGATTTGCTCTTTCACCTGCGTTCATGGCTACCTCTACTTTTTAAACACATATGTCTTGCCACCAATGTTCCGCAGCTTTTCTGTTTTGCTATTATAAGAACCTTGGAACTTACGCTTTGCACCTGCTGGTAAACTAGACATGGCTTTTATCTGATTGCCACGTGGGTCATTTTTATCTTTAGGCTTACGCTTTGGTGTTGGTGCTACTTTCTTTTTCCCCGGAGTTGCTTTAAAAGCAAAATCTTTACGTGGGTCAGTAGTTGGACGAGACTTCGGACCTGTCACTTTCTTTTTAAATTGCCTACCCGGACCACCTTCTTTTGCTTTGGATGTAAAGGCTTCAGCCTTGGCTTTTCTCTGACCTTTAGGAGTAAGTGCTGCTGTTCCTGCTGCTAATGCTGTCGCACCTGCTAATAATTTATCACCAGTTGTTATCTTACTAGATTTTGCAGGTGGCTTTTGTTTAATTTTTGTTCTTGTAATTACCATACCCGAATCTTTTTTAGCTGCAGGTTTTTTAGATGCAACTTTTGTTTCACCTTTTAACGGTTTACGTTCTGCTTTAACACCTGTCTTAGGTTTAGCTTTAGTAGCTGTTCGACTACCTACTTTTATCTCACCTGCCTTTTGTTTTAAAGCAGAAGTAGGTTTTGCATTTTTAATTTGTGTCGTTGTAGGCTTTGCAATTTTTTTACCTCCCAACTGACGAACCATCTGCATAATTCTAGGTGCTACTTTACCAGCAGTAACTGCTGCTCTCACTGTGCCAACACCCGGAATAGCAAATAGCATTATACCAGCAGCAGCTTTTTCTAATGTGCTGGCTTGACCTTTACGTTTACCAGATGTACGTGGTTTATTTCTACCTGTTTTAGCCATTAGTATTTTCCTTTACGAGACTTTGGTGATGATTTTGTGCTACCACCTGCACCACCCCATAATGTTCTGCACGCCCAGTAACGTGCGCTGAGTTTGTCCGTAGCTGTGTCACACTTGTGTCTCGCACGGAACGACTTTCGGGCTGCAGCACTATAGTTGTGACCATAGCCTGTAGCACCAAAATGAATTAGTCTAATCTTATCCCCGACTTTAGCAAGTACCATTTTCTTTTTACCGGGGCGATTAGACTTGATAGGTTTATTGTAACCGGGAAACTTTATCCCACGATACTCGACTGCCATTACGTTGATGTACCTTTTTTGTACTGTTCAGTTGGGTCAAAACATCCTGTCCATTTAAAGAGCATGGGAGTTTCATACACTGTCCACACATTAATTAAATCTTTTATCATTTCTTCTATGCGTACTTCACAGCGTTCTGCTGTATCATAAGGTCCACGATTATCTGTGATTTGCATACACATGTCAGCACTAGCTACATGACATGCAATTATTACTGCTGTAAAACTCATTGTTCCTTTGGTTCT